ACCCTTCTTCTTCCAGCGACATAAGTATTTAATAGCTGTAGCTTCTAGGTAAGGAATTTCATTCACATGACAGAACTCAGCAGGTTGAATGACAAACCCCTTGTAGTGGTCACCACCTACTTGTTTTTCAGTAGCCCTGTTATGTAGGATAGGTTTGATTAAGTTGGGTTCATAAGGCCAAGAGAAATCTCTTTTAATAGCCTCATGGTCCTCCCAATCCTTTTTACGTTCTTTTAATAATTGTTTCAATATGAAGTCCTCCATTAAGAATAGTTTTCAATTAAGTAACTTAAAGGTACAGCCATCTCATCGAAAGACCCATCATCAACGTTGTGGAACATATACATACCACGCCAATGTTGGTTGCCTTGTGACCCAAGATAACTCTCATCGTGAAGATAGCAACTCCCTGCAATTATAGAAGTCATCTCCTTACCATCAGCACGTCTACCATAGGCAATCTGTCTACCTTGTTGATGACCAGCTACACAAGACATATGCTTCTTATTAAGCTGCATGCTAGCAGTACCCACTGGACGACCCATGATACCAGAAGTAAAATAGTGAGAGTAAGCAATACCGTCTCTGACCACAACTTCCAAGAAGGGAAAGACTTGCCATCCGAAGTTACTATATCCTAAATCACGTATGCTAATGAGACCATCAAGCTTACGGTCAAGATTAATAGCACGATTGATTCGCTCTTCATGATTGCCTAATGTAAGTATAAGTTCTGGTTTCCACCTCTTACGTCCTCCATTAACTAACTTCTGTTGTTCTTCGAAGATGGGTTGCATCAGGAGACTCATCCCCTCATGCACACTTTCAACATCAGCTTTATATGTCCTACCTTCGAAACTCTTTTTACCCACATCATAACTAGAGAGTGATGGCATGTCTGCCACATCCCCAATTAAGATAATCTTATCAGGTTTCTTATGAGCCAAATACTTACCAATGGCTGACAGATAACTTAAGTCAACCCCTGGTTTAATTTGTAAATCTGGAATCATTGCATGAATCATTAGATAGCCTTTGAACCGTCATCTTCATGTTTGAACTCAACTAGTTTAGTAAACACCAGTTTAACAATTGAAGCACTCACACCACTCTTACCTTTAAATTCCCAAGTGTAAGGGTTGATAGTTACTTCTACCTCAGAACCATTAGATACTTTAGTAGTAGGAGATACTTCTGAACCATCTTCATAGTAGGACTGAATAGGATAGATAGATTTACAAGTGATGTAAGAACCTTTATCTTCACCAGGTTTAGTACCCTCTAAGACACGGATACCTTCCTTAGCTAGAGCTTCAACTGCACCCTTAGATAGGTTACAGAAGTCCACTTGATACTTACCAGACATTTCATTTAAGTGATTTAGGTTAGCCCACATTACATTTGCTTTAATTTTAGTCATTTGTTTTTCCTTTAAGTTTATGTTCGTTCTTATATATTAATCTTCAATTTGTTCTTGAACTATTTCTCCACAATCAGAACATATTAAATCATAAATATCATAGTACTTGAACCAGCCTCGTTTTACTTTATAAGAGTGTGTACTTCCACATTTAGGGCAGGTCATTTCTTTCTCTCCTCTTTCTCTAGCTTTGTCTTTGCTAGATGACATGGTTTACATAAGACTTGTAGATTCTCTGCTTCGCAGAATAGACGTGTGATAAATGTATCCCAGTCTACAAACCCTACCTTCGGGTCTACTACAGGTGCTATGTGGTCTACTTGCACTTCCTTAGCTGGGAACGCTTCTTTGCACGTATAGCACTCATAGTGTTCAGCCATTCTACCTGTTGCTGTATTAACTTTCTTTCCCTTCTTTGCTGCAGATAAGACGTTAAACTTGGGAGGCCAACGCCTAAACCCACCCCGAATAACACTAGTAATAAAACCCTTAACCCTTCCATCAGTCCATCCATTCATTGTTATCCTTTAAGATGTCAAACCGTTTACCCCAGTCGTCATCTAGAGAGCGTAACATCCACAAGAGCTGACCATTCAATCTCATACGTGCATCATCTTTGTAGACAATACGTACAGCATTAAACATATCAACTTCAGTAGGTAAGTGTTGCAAGTATTTAGCAGCACCTACAGGACCAATTCCTTTTACTCCAATGATGTTATCTGAAGCATCCCCAATTAGAAACTGAGAGTAGAAAGTAAGTAGACCTTGTATCTCATTAACAACTGAGAACTCTTTCTTTACAAAGTTGTAATGCTCACCAACCACTTGCTTCAAGTCTTTATCAATGGTACATATGATTGATTCATCAGTTTGATTAATAGCTAGGTAGTCATCAGCTTCCATACCAACTGCAACCTCAGCATTCCATTTAGTTAATAGATGTTCTTTTAACATAGGTAGATGTTTAGGTCTAGGCTTATCAATACGATTAGCCTTGTATTGAGGGTCTAAAGCTTTACGAAAGTTCTCACCACTTGTAATAAAGATACGATGCTCTGTACTAAAGGTTTCATCTAGACAAGATTGAATCATCTCATCAATACGAAACTTAGCGATAGCCTCATCTTCATCTTCAGTAGTGAACCCTACACGGTACATAAAGATGTCACCATCTAGAAGAGCAATAACCTTACGAGCTTTCTTCTTACCAAAAGCTAAGTCATACCCATTCTCAAAGGCTTGGTTAGTAGGTTTACTTACTAACTTATCTCCTGTTATGTCATTACGTCCGCTAGCCATTAGTAAGGTATATCATCAGGAAAGGTATCATCAAATGACACTTGGTCATCTTCAGATGGAGCTAAACCAAAGACATACTCTTCAAAAGCTTTAGCTGTATCTAGTACCACACCTAGTTTAGCACCAGAGCCTAACAGATTAACAGCATGACCTATAGAAGACTGACGTACAATGTACACTTGCTTCTTAGCACGTTCCTCAGATGTTTCATAAGTCGATGTGCTCTTCGGTGTTCCAACGCCAGAACCTATCTTTACAGGTTGTGAACCTCCTGTTACTACAGAAGCTCTAACCCACTTAGGGTAAGCACCATTCTCTACCTCTACCACATCTAGTACATCACCTGACTTGAATGAAAGGAAGCTTGGTAAGAGCTTGTCAAATTCCATAATCTTCTTAGAAGCTATTTGACCTTGTTCATTCTTGTAAGTTAGTTCAGCTGCCTTGTAGGGCTTACCACTTTGGCTTACTAAGCTCTGTAAACTAGATACATCTACAATTGTTATTTGCATACTTTCTCCTTTATAAACAATATTATACCACACATTTCTAATTTCACCTAGTGATTTTACGCTCATACTTCACTAGATTACCCCAGTCTTTACCTACTTTTACATCAGCTTCCATCGGAATATTAAATTCAACACCAAATAATCTTTGGAAGTTTCTGGGTACTGCTTCAAACACACTAAGTAACATCTCAGCTATGACCTCTGTATGTTCATCAGGAGTGTCTATAATAATTGAGTCATGTACTGTGTTCACTAACTTAACTTCAGGTAGTTGTAAGGCCTTTAAACGAGTATACAGGGCTACTCTAGCTATTGCCATTAAGTCAGAACCGAGACCTTGTACTGGATAGTTCAAGATGGTAGTGCGAGGCCAAACGTTTTCCCCCCTTTTAACTGTTGGTTGATACTCATACTCTCTACCAGTAGGTAATATAAGTTTACCAGTAAGAGTTACATCTTGTACAATTTTAGTATGCCAAGCAGCTAACCCTTTATACTTAGAATAGAACTCATCAATTACCTTTTGCCATTGCTTCTCATTCATCTTACATTCTGCAAAGTTAGGGTCATTAGCATAGGAGTAAGCTGAACCACCATAGATAAGACGGAACACAAAGGTCTTAGCTATTAGTCTAGAAGGCAAATTGAATCGGGTTTGGTTATCCGTATGTTGGTCTACTTTGTTCCATAGCTCAGTATGTGCTGTTTTGTCTTGGCTTAAGAAGGCTGCACAACGCCATTCTAGAGCTGAAGCATCTCCTTCTATTAACATATTACTCCTTCATTAAGTTACCATTACTCTTGATGATTGCTTCTAACAAATTAAACTTTACTTCTGGTTGTAAGAAACGTACAATTACATCAGGACTATACTGGTTAATTAGAGATTGAAACTCATTAATAACAGTGTGAAAGTGAAACTCCTCTTGGTCATCTTCTTGTTGGTAGTTGTACATGTCTTCGTCCTCTTGATTCTGAATGTCTTGCTCTGAGTAATATCCCATTAAGGTAGTTCCTTATAAAAGTTAGTTATTAAGTCTAGTATTTCTAGATAAGATGGGTCATTTGTCCTATGCTGTGTTATATAACTAGCTAATAAACTATTGGTCTCATCATAATCACTTTCTAGTTCTGTATCTACTTTAAATAGTATTTTATACTTCATTTCTGTCATTAGTTAGCCCCTATGTCCTATAAAGTCATCCCCATCCATTTGTGAGTCAACTAAGTCACAAAGTCTTTTTACTTCTTTGTCAAACTCTTTACGTTCTTTAGTACCTTTTTTTGGAAGACAAGAGAAGTCATCTTTATGAGTACTATACTCATCTAATATTTCACCACCAGCCATTAGTAATACCTCGAATAAAATAAATCTTTAATTTGTCCATCAATGTTTTGTAAGTTTGGACGGGAGCTTGATAAGCGACCCGTACGTGCTACACATTGATTTAGTTGCCCATGTAGGTAGTTTACTTGCCATCCATGCTCCTCACGGAGTTTAGGGAAGCCAGCGAAGTAAGTACCCCTTCGTTTTTCTAACGTACTACGAGTTAATATAAAGTCAACAACTTTCTTTGCTTCTTTATTACATTTAAGACTCTTAAGTGTTTGCTCATCTGTAGAGAAGAACCCTTCTTTCTTTAGTTCACTACCCTTAAGTGGAGCTACTAGTTGTGGGAATGTATGATAGTAGTCTACCCACCCTTCCTTATCCTCACCTTTTCTAGTGCCAGTTTTATATACACCAATGACTTGTTTAACAGGGAAGTTAAGAACACCACCGTATAGAAGGGAACTAAGATGGTCACCGCTATTAAAATTGAAACCAACAACGCTACAAGTTCTGTTAAGATTGACATCGATTTCCTCGATTTCCTTTTCCAATATGGTTGCATTCTCTAAACACCTACCTTCATTAAATGTTAAACCATTGAACTCCATCTCTTGTAATACTAGTAGGTCAGAGTTATGTAATGATACAAGCCTTTGTAAGGCATCACTGCATGATGCTACGTGCTCTACTTGTTTTAGATAGACTTGGTGGGTTAGTTGTAAGTCTTGTTCTAGATACTCTTCTAAGATGTCTTTAGGTACGTCAGGTGTATCTATACCCTTATCCCAATACTCTTCTTTAACAACATCTAACTTAGTACCTAACTGATAGTAAGAAGCTACACTATTTAAGCTAGGGTAAGGGTGTTGTTGTTTGGTAAGAATGAAATGAACCAACTGACAATCCCATACTTTCTTTGGCATTGGTAAACCATAACGTCTACACCAATGTAAGTCAAACTTAATGTTAAACCCTACGACAAGTGGAGCCATTTGAATGTCTTCTGCTATGGACTTGAGTTGCCCTCCATAAGGAATATCATTATATTCTATAGGATATAGGCAATGCCAATCCCTCTCTAGGACTCCAACATAACTAAGACTATTTCTTTCATCGAATGGGTCTCCTTTATTACCAATGGTTGTTTCTACGTCCAAGACTAAGCAGCGCATTCACCTTGACCTCCACCATAAATACTACGTTGGTTATTAATAAAGTCTTGAAGAACCCATACGTCTACAAGACCAGAGTTGTTTACTCTAAGGTCTAGTAGGTCTTCTAGGTCACTTAATAATTCAAATACATCTACGTTGTGTGTCATAATGTTTCTCCTGTATCTTCTTTAACTCGATAGAACTTAATGTATTCCCATTCAAGGTCTTTAGCAAACCCAGTAAAGGAACATGCTGTATATGTTTCTACTTCAATTACCGACCACTCATCTTCAGGACACACCTGAGACCCATTATGCTTCTTCCAGGCTGTCGGAGCAAGCTCCTTGCGAACTGTCATAGAGCTCTCCTAATGTTTTTAATTAGTTGTAGTTGGTACTCTAGATAACCATAAGGTTTAATAATAGTAAGTAAGTCAAAAGCTATCTTTAAATTACTCATGTCTTTCCTTTCATTGGTCTTGCATCCCAATATTCAATACACTTTCCATCAACTACTTCAGGTGTTGGATAAAAGTAACTCTGTCTATACTCGCTAGGCGTCGCTAAGAAGCGATAACAGGTTTGTTTAGCTGGGCAATCTTCTCCATGACACATTGCTATATCAGGCATTATTCTTCTCCTTTAACTTAGCTTCAATAGCACGAGCAAATCCCCAAAACATTAATTCTTCCTCACTAGATAATTCTTCAAGTTCATCATCACTCAGCCCTTGCCATTCCTTTGGGTGGGTGTATAGGGCAATGTCTGTATCTTGACAACGAGTTGCTTGCGCCCAAGTTGCGTGTCCATCAAGTCCACCTCCGTCTATATACAACACTGGTTCTTGAGTTGGTTGCTCTAATGCGGATTTCCAAAAATAATATGCCAAATCAGAACTAAGTTCTTCATCCATATAATTCCACGAATGTTCTTTATAGTATTTTGACCAGCATCTATTAAATGCTTTATCTTTAAACATCTATGTACCTCGCTATGTCAGGTTTAATTACACACTCAAACCTACCATGTCTCATCTCAGGTAGAGTGTCCTCATCACCAGAGAGTTTGTTCTTACTGATATTAAAGTTCCTAACGTAAGACAAGCCCTCATCATTACTTCTACCAATACCTAAAATCCAATCAGCTTCTGCTTGTTTAGCTGTCTTAGCATTAGCTACATGACCCATGTTTAACCACTTGACACCTTCACCAGTACCATCTGCCTGACACACCCCGATAACTGGAGCATAAGTCTTAGCGAGTTCACGAGCCCATTGGTAGATAGCACCTAATAGTAAGTCAGGACGGTCACCGTCAAAGCCCTTGACCTTGTCAATCTGGTCAAAGATAATAAGTGAAGGTCGTTGACCCTTACAGATACGTTCCACGTCATGCTTGTGTATAGAAGCATTATCTACAATCTTAATGTTTCTGTGTGTCTGACTGTAGAAGCTAGCCTTTGCCCTTGTCATGTTAGAGAAGAGTTCTGCTTGTGTTAGTCCTGTGGTGGCTTGGATACATCGGAGCATAACTTTTTCTCCTTGCTCCTCGTTATTAAACCATAGTATAGGTCCATTAGCTTGTCCTGCCATAAAGCTAACTTCAGACGCAAGGAACGTAGTCTTTCCCGTTTCTGGTCTGGCGAATAGAAATCCAAAATCACCACGTCGCAAAGAACCAATAGACTTGTTAAGACTATTAAGCCTCCAGCGTAACCCAGGAGTTGCAATCTGAGCTGCGTGAAGTTCTTCCAAGTCGTCAGATACAAAAGTAGTTTCTTCTTCAATTGATGCCTCCATGTCCAAACCCTGTACATGGTCTAGAATCTCTGAGAAGTCTTTACGACCCTCATGTACTTCAAGTGCTAAGTGGGCAAGTTGTCCAGCTAACACCATTTCCCTTTGTTTCTCTAAGTACCCTACCAACTTATCTGCTTCTAATGATATACCATCTAGCTTACTGAAGATAACTTCGTAAGCATCTTTTTCAACTTGCTTAAGAAATGGATACTCAGTGAGGAACATAAGTTCCAAGTCCTGAGTAGAGCTCACTTCCGCTGTCGCAGAGTCTTGTAAAGGTTTAATAACATGGTAAATCTTGAGCAGTTCTTTGTTAGCAATAGATACATACTTGTAATACTTATTATAGGTTGTTTTATTTAGTAGGTACTTTAAACGGTTCAAGAAAACCTTTTAAAACTTCACTTAATCTTAAGGTTGACAGAGATATCAGTCTTACATTCGGGAAAAAATGCACCTTGTTTAAATCCCAGAATTGCTTTTGCACCTGACGGACAAACAGGCTGGATTTCGTTCATATCACACAATGATTACACAATGGTTCCTGATTCCTGCTATTATCCAATACTCTACAAA